TTTGTTGTGAGGTTAATCATGCTTCTAATGATATTTTAAAAGAAGGCTGGAAGGGAGAAAGCTTACTGAATTGTTATGGTTGATTTTTTAGATCACGATTTTTTACAGGATCAATTAGAAAATATTAACAAAGGATTAAAAAAGGATATGGATAAACTTACGGAAGCTAACGACACTATAAAAAGATTAAATAAAGATATTGAGAGATTAACTGAGGAAAATATTAATTATGAAACAATTAATAAATCTCACAAAGAACTTAATGGAAAATTACAAAAAGAATTAGAAGAAGTTAAAGCTGATAATAAAAAACTAGCAAAGCAAATTGCTGATATGGAACAGAATTACATAAGGATAGATGGAAAAAAGTGAATGTACTTGATTTATTTTCTGGCATTGGTGGTTTTAGTCTTGGTTTGGAAAGCACGGGATTTTTTAAAACTATTGCATTTGTTGAAAAAGATAAGTTTTGCCAAAAGGTATTACAAAAGAATTTTCCAAATATACCCATTGAGGATGAAGTAAGAAATGTCAAAGGAGAAAAATACAGAGCAGATGTCATTACTGGAGGGTTCCCGTGCCAACCATTCTCCGTTGCGGGAAAAAGACGAGGAACAGAAGATGATCGCTTCCTCTGGGATGAGACTATTAGAATTGTATCCGAGCAAAAACCCAAATGGTTCATTGGCGAAAATGTTGAAGGGATTATTAACATCCAAGACGGCATGGTGTTCAGACAGATCCACGATGACTTGGAAAGCGAAGGTTTCGAAGTGCAAAGTCTTATTATTCCAGCTAGCGGTGTCGGTGCGTGGCATCAAAGAAAACGTGTCTGGATCATCGGCTGCAATGAGAAGAACATTTCCAACACCGAGAGCATCCGGTCAAGAAAACCCAGAAACTTTAATCAAGAGAAAAGGTTTGAAACAAGCAGCTCAACACAATTTAACGGCAGCAGTTCAAATGTATCCAACTCCATCAGCGAGCTGTCAAATGGATGTAGTAGCACCACCAGAAACAGTAACTCAAAATTCAGTAGGGTGGAGTGTAACGAGGGTTGGAACTGGAACGAAGTTTGGAGCAAAACTAAACGATGTAGTGAACAAGATAAGTACCAAAGTTGGTGGGAAGCTCAATCCGACATTTTGCGAAATGTTGATGGGATATCCCATGAATTGGACAAAGATCGAGCCAACAGAATTAAATCACTCGGAAACTCAATCGTTCCACAAATCGCAAGAGAAATCGGAAAAGCTATAATGGAGGCAGAACTTGGCTCGTAATAATTATTTTAATAAAGGTGATCCCTACAGCGAGTGGCACAGAAGTTTAAATAATAAGCTTGGTTATATTGACATCGATCAGGTTCAAATCTGTCTTAAATGTAAATTACCCTTATTTTTAGCAGAGACTACTTTCGATGTGGGTCAACCTTGGAAAGCTACCACAACAACAGAAGCTCTGGCTCGGCTAGCTGGTTTACCTAGTTTCTTAATATTTTATAAAGTTAATGATAAAAGGGAAGTTATAGCTTTTAGAATAAAGCAGCTCACTCCCACTAAAGATCAAAAGACAGTTATTTTAACTCCTGATGCCTGGGTGCAAGCGATGGAATTAATCCAGGATCGACACAATATAATTTGTACTAAAAAGGATGCTGCGTGAAAAAATTAAAACCTAAAAATAATAAGTTTCATAAAGGTAATAGCGTTGATGGAAAACATTATTGGCTTACTCCAGATGATTTAATGAAACAATTAAATAATGAGTTTAATTTTGATTTTGATCCAGCTCCTTATCCTAAACCTAAAGATTTTGATGGTTTAACTTGTGAGTGGGGTAAGTCTAATTATGTTAATCCTCCTTTTGGTTCAATTATACACGAAGGTAAAAAGAAGGGTGCAACAGCTTGGGTAAGAAAAGCAATAAAAGAAAATGAAAAAGGCAAAGATGTTGTTTTAGTTTATCCAATAGATAAATGGATTTTAATGATGATTAAAGCTGGTGCAGAGATTAGAAATCTTGGAGATGTTAAATGGTTAGCAACCGAAGATAAAACTCCAGGTAAAGGTACTGGTCGGCATATAGCTTGTTTTATCCTAAAACATAAAAAAAAGGATGCAGCTTGAAGGATAGAAAAAAAATTTTAACAGTAATAAGTTTAGGTGCTGGCGTGCAAAGCTCAACGATGGCATTAATGGCAGCTAAAGGTGAATTACCTAAACCCGATTGTGCTATTTTTGCAGATACAGGGTATGAACCAAAAGCAGTTTATAATTATTTAGATTATTTAAAAGATATACTTACTTATCCTGTTTATGTTGTAAGCAAAGGTAATATCAAAGACGATATGATAAATTCCATTGATAACGGAACAAGATTTCCGACAGCACCTTTTTTTACAAAAAATGCAGATACTGGTAAAAAAGGTATGCTCCGCAGACAATGCACTAATGATTATAAAATTCAACCTATAAGAAAAAAAATTAGAGAGCTTTGTAATATTGGTTATAGAAAACATTTTCCTAAAGATCAATATGTCGAGCAATGGATAGGTATTTCTACCGATGAAATTATGAGAATGAAACCCGCTAGAGATAAATATATATTTAATAGACATCCATTAATTGAGACTAAATTAAATCGTCAAGATTGTATTAATTGGTTGCAAAAAAATAATTTTAAAATGCCAGAAAAGTCAGCTTGTATAGTATGTCCCTATCACAATGATTCTTATTGGCATTTTATGAAAACAGAAAGAGTCGAAGAGTTTGCTGATGCTGTTGAGTTTGATAAAAAAATTAGAACAGGGTCAAGAAAAATAAGAGATGAATTATTTTTACATCGTTCTTGTAAACCTTTAGACCAAGTAGAATTTAAAAAGAAAGATAAATCAAAACAGATTGATATGTTTAATAATGAATGCGAGGGAATGTGCGGAGTTTAATTGAAAGCTTAATCGATGTGGGATCTGGGTTAATTATTGCTACCTTACTACAGCTGTATGTTTTTCCTTTTTTCGGAATGTATCCTACAGTTTGGGAGAGCTTTAATATAGCCATTATTTTTACAACAATTTCAATAGTTCGTTCTTGGATGTGGAGGTTAGTTTTTAAAAAGATATGAGTTTTGATTTAAACCTTAAAGAAATGGCGGATTTAAAACAAAAGATAACACAATCCGAGGAGTTTGATTTTACTAAGAAAGAAAAAGAATTGATGTTTAAAATGGCTGGTTTTGATCTTTTAAATGCTACTGAGCTTAAATGTGTTGCTATTCTTTTTTTAGCTAAGGAGATTGAATGAGTTTATATTTTGTAGGAGATCTTAATATTTTGGCGGACAAACGATTATCTATGGCTGATAAAATAGTTTACTTCTGTTTGGTTTCGTTCATGAATGTTAAGGATGGAAAGTGCTACCCCAGATTTGCCACTATTAAGACACGAACAGGCTTATCTATTGCTACAATTCAAAGGAGCGTTAAACACCTTGCCAAGCTACAGTTGATTAGTAAAAAACGATTACCTTCTACTAATCTTTATCTATTAACGAGACAGAAGATATTACAAGAAACTATTAAAAAGAGAGTGATAACTCTCTCTGAGGGGAGGGATATATCACAGAGAGGTTTATTAAAAGAACCATCTTATTTAACTAATAATTATAGATATAAGTATAATGTTAATAAGTTCTATAATAGGAAATCCTCGACAAGGGGGGTTGGTGAACCTTCTCTAGATGAAACATTAAAGTATCAAGGGGAAACTTTTAGTAAGATAGGAGAAGAGGGTCATTGGCTCCAATATTCTAACAAGGGTAGAAGGATTAAGAAGCATAAGTTTAAAGATATTATTGAAGAGGAGAAACCCTCCCGAAAAAAGTTTGAAGCTGCTGCTGAAAAGGTAGTGGCTTGCGGTTAATTGCTCATAAGATAATAGAAGTCTTTGATGTAGCTGGCAGAGCTGAAAGAATGATGCCTGGATTAAATGCTATAAAACCTAAAACTCCTAAAATGTTTGATTTGCTTGAAATGACTTATAATGAAAAGGATGTGGGATTTTATAACAAAAAACCTTTAAAATTAAGAGCTAATGCTCATCAGATTACTTGTTGGGAGCTTGCCATTGATTTACTTGGCAAGATTGAGAAATTGGATGATCGTAGATTAATCTGGGCGAAAGCTTGTCGTTTCTCTTGGGTTGCTTTGGGTAAACAATTTGGAGTTCATCGTGTTACCATTAAGAGAAGATATATTGCAGCTATTATTAACCTAGAATTTAATCTTGAAAAATCTTTAGTAGACAAGATTGACAAGATAATCTATTAGGAAAGATAGGCTCAATATTTCTATGCCTGGTCGACCCTTACATAAGATACGATGTGAAAGCTTTACCCGAGGATCTAAGTATAAAGTTCAATGCTTGTGTAAAGGATATTATCAAAAGACTTCTAAAAAATATCGTTGTAAATTTCATGCTGGTATGTCAACGGGTCCGAGAACTATTGAAGGCAGAATAAAGGCAATACAAAATTTAAAACAATTTAAGAATAAAAGCTATCAAGAATTATACGAATGGATCAAATCGAAAAAATATGTGAAAGACTAGAGCTTGGCGAACCTCTAAGTACAATTTGTAAAGACAAAGCAATGCCAAGCGTTTCATCAGTTTATAAAAAATGTAGAGCTGATAATAAATTACAAGAGAAGATAATGAAAGCTAGACAGACAGGTGTCTGGACTCTGTTGGATAAGATTGCAGAAGATATGCAGATCCCTAAGACACCGCAAGAAACTCATTTCTTGAGGGAGAAGTGGAGTCATATTAGATGGCTCGCAACGAAGCTAGCAAGTAATACATTTGGAGATAAGAGCCAAGTCGAACAGAAGATAGATAATCATTTAATCATAAGTTGGGGAGAACCAAAGGATGACAAAAATATTATTCAAGCTAAAGAAGTTATGGATCAAGTATCAAGTGTGGATGCTAAAGCAATACCTGGAGAAAGCACATCTTATTCGAAAGAAGGATAAGAAGTAATGGTTCATTGTGTTGGTTCTTCGTTTTTGACTATCAGTTCCACAATCCTCGCACACGCATTATGGAGTTCGTGAGCTGGTTGGTCTCTGTTTTATTACTAACGATAACTTATGATTACTGATACTAATCCGATAACGATTAATTATCGGAAGGTTATTTGCATAGAAAAGGGTAGATTTTGAAAGAACAAAGGTGGGGTACACCCGAAAAACCACCCGCATTTTTTAAGTATATATAATACTCGGGAGTTTCACACACAAACACACACGAAGGCTTTACAATGAATTTAAAAGATAAATACACAGACAATTTAATAACCGCCATGGTTTTTCACGCAGAAGATACGGGGGGGTTAATTATTCACTTAAACGGATTTGAAAGCCAAGATCATGCTAATAGATTTTGTAAAAGACTTATGAAGAATAGTGGCATTGAGTATAAGTCAATCAAAGAGTTATTTGATTTACCAACCATTCACTAATAAGGAGGAAAACATGATGTTAGGAATAATAGACAAAATAGAACACTACTGGAGAAATCACAAAACAGTTGTGATTGCTGTAGCTGTTATTATTGTTGTATTAGCAATATTGTAATATGAAAGTACAAATACCCTATACGCCAAGACCGCTACAAGGAAAATTACATGAAAGCTTGGATCAATATAGGTTTGCTGTACTAAGTTGTCATAGAAGATTTGGGAAAAGTGTAGCTATTATAAATCATTTAATTAGAGCTGCACTTACCCATAAATTAAAAAATCCTAGGTTCGCTTATATTGCACCGACTTATAAGCAAGCTAAAAGTATAGCTTGGGATTATATGAAAATGTTTGCGGGTGGAATACCTGGAGTTAGGTTTCATGAAACAGAACTAAGATGCGATATGCCGAATGGCAGCCGTATCACCTTGTTATCTTCTGAACAGCCAGATTCACTAAGGGGTTTATTCCTTGATGGAGTTTGTATAGACGAGGTAGCTCAAATAGATCCGAGATTATGGAATGAAATAATAAGACCAGCACTTTCCGATAGGAAGGGGTTTTGTTATTTCATAGGTACTCCTATGGGTATGAGTAATATTTTTTATGATTTATACCAGCACGCTT